GGTATGCCTGTGGGCATACGTGCAGGATCCACATAAGGTCCATTCACTGGATCTCGTTGCTTGCCCACAAAGGTGGCGTAAAATCCAGATATGGCCGGCAAGAACACAGCATAGTCATTTTGCTTGGCAGTTAGATTGTCTTGAGTCATGAAACCAATTCTGTAATTATTTTTAATTTTGTTTTTGCTTGCTCAACAGCATCGAGAGCATCAGCCACAGCAGGATGCTGCTCAGCTAATTCTTTTAACTTGCGTTCTTCAGCACGCTTTTGCTTTGCCCAATCCAAGGCCTCCACAGCATCCTGTGTTAAACTCACAGTAGACTCGCCCATTTTGAGAATCTGCCATGTAACACCATCATACACTTCCATGGTCTGATTAGAGGTATTGAATCTCATATTACCAACACCTTGCGATCCGCTGTAATTGTTGATATAGTTGCTTGCGGTGTTGGTGTAAACTACTAGATATTGTCCAACACCATGCACATGATTTATCATTTTGATTGTGCTGGCAAGATGTAGTTGTAAACTGCAATGCCTGAATCCACAGTGATCTGTGCAGCACCGTCATCGCTGATACGCATGATCTTGTCTCCGGTCAAGCTCAAGATACTGTGTACCTGTGCAGCAGGCCAAGCCCATGCACGTTTGAGTGTGCCTTTTACACCGGGATGAAACACAAAGTTACCAGCATGTGTGGAGTGATCGCCAAAGAACAATTTCAAGTCGCCGTTTTCAATCTTCACAGTGAAGTTGGGTTCTTCAGCATTGGCAGTCATCTGCCACTTCAGTCTCTGGATAGCAGCATTGGTGGGTTCAAATTCCACATGCCATGTTGCACCTTTGAACTTGGCAGTTTTGAGTTTGTCATTCACAATTGTACTGGCCATAAAGCGATAGGTATTGCGGAAGTCACCAGCTTTGTTTTCAAAGTTAATGCCATCTGGTTCTCCATCTGCTCGCTTGGTAATAGTTAGTGTGGCATCTTCACGATATTCCTGCAAGTTAATTAAAGTTTTTAGTTTGCCAAGATTGGGCATGCCAAAAGTACCAATAAACTCAGCCACTGGGTTTTTAAAATCTGCTTGCACAACCACACTCAAGTCTTCAGCCAAGCCGGCCATGCTGGTAGTGGCATCTGTACCCACGACTTTGACCAAACTGATACAGCCTAGATCAAACGTGTGTTCTACTAAATCTAACAAATAATCTTTCATTACTAATCTCCTTGTATTGTGTATAGTATATAGGTTTTTTTACTAACCTGCAACTATTTTGGCCAATGACTGGCCGCCTTTTATACTGGTTAACTCGCCAGGTTTTTTCAACTCTATCCATTTGGCATCCAACATTCCGTCGTGTTCAAAGTTTATAACGTAGCCAAGATCTTGTGCTATTTTCTTTAGTTTGTTGCCAGGTGTGTAGCACATTTGATCTTTTTCAGCAAACGCCACGCAATGCCAATGGTCGCAGTTGTTGTAAGTAAACATCAACACCCCACCGGGTCGTAACAGTTGAAACAGTTCTTCAAGATAGTTTCTGATAACATGCAATGGTTTAAAATTAAAATAATTATATGCAAAAATCAAACCAAATTGATTGATAGGTAATTTTTTAAATATTGGTGTTTCTGCATAGTCGTTGATGGTGTACAAGCGAAGACGCCGCTGATATTCAGGAACATAACGTTGTTTTGTGGATTCCAACAATTCCATATTGCTGTCCACTAGATACAATGGATCTAGTGCTACCATATCATTGATATACGACTCTGTGCCAGGTCGAATAATCATGCCAGGCACACGCCAATCACCACGTTGTTTTACACGAGACTGCATTATATTTTCACTGATTTGATCAATTGGCAATTTCCGACCAAGTATCTGAGTCACTGTTTCAGCTGGCAATATATCTCTATATAATCGTTCACTTTGATCATACAACACATGATCGTGCTGTTCAATCATGTGTTGTAAAGATTCAGATACATTAGCAAACGATTGAGCAAACGATCCAATTGTTTTTTTTACAGCGTTAAAATTTTCCATCACATCATGGATGTTGGATTCTAATTGTATGTCACTGTTACTGACATAATGTGCCAGGCCTTCAAAATGTCGTATGACATCAGCAGCCTGCGGATCAACACCCATGCTGTCTATTAAGTTTTTAAATTTTACAATTTCAGTAAGGGTCATTCAAAAGAAAATAAACTAGTAAATGTGTTTTCTGTGTTGGTTGCACTGGCAAGATCCCAATTCAATACCCCCAACAAATTGTCAATTTTTTGATCTACCACAGTAGCTTCCATCTCGCCGTCGTCAAATGGCAAGTCTTTGAACCACTGCGGCAAATGCATTTCGTCTGTGGGGTATCCAATACTGGTCCATCCAAGTGCATTGCTTTTGAGTTTGCACACAATGGTTTTCATACCATCTACAATTTGCATACTGTAATTGTCTGAATTCATCCTGCGTAGATTATTCCAGTTCAATGCAGCTCGCACATGTCCAGGCATGTTGGCTTTGCCTTGTCGTTCTTCTTCTTTGCCATACTTGGTCAAGTTGTTCACACGCTTGGGCGATCCTTTCTCCCAGCCTGGCCTCTCCATAAATTCATATTTGAATTTGCGTACACGTTCAATAATTGCATCACGGTCTGCTCCTGCTAATACCTCAGTCAAGATAGTGCTGAGAAAGTCTTGAATAACCTTGGGTGTGTCTGAACGTTTAAGGTCTAGTCCAGTAGCTTTGATCTTGCCAGTTTTGCCATTGACATCCAGTCGTTTGCCTTCCAAGTCAATGATGTTCACAGCATAACGTTTCTTTGTGATAAACAATGTGCGGTCTGCCACCATTTCTCTGCCAGCCTTGATCAGGCCACCCATGTCTCTTGGGCAATGGAACGACTGTTCCATAAAGCCAGGAAAACTCTCATTCACTTGTTCAGCCACGCTGTCATACAATGCAATGGCAGTTTCTTTGCTCCACTCCAGGCGCCCTTCTGCAACTTCTTTTTCCAACACAGGCCACGCACTAAAATAACAACTGTCAGTATCACCGTATATGATTGCTTTGCCCATGTGATCGTACTCGCCGGTGATGCATTCATTGATATGTGCATCCATGTGCTTGGCAATGCTTCTACCTGTTAGCGTGGTACTTTGTCCAATACGTTTGTCAAAGAATCTGCAGTGCGGATTAAGAATAGCACCGTACAAACTGTTTAAATTGATCTTTTTGACCAACTGGCGCTTGTCCCAGAATGCAATTTCTTTAGCATCTTTTGCTTGTTTCTTCTTGGCCTGCATTTCTTGACGTTCACTGTACCAACGTTCCAGCAAGCCAGGAATGATACCTTTCTTTTCGTATGTGAGAATAGTACCATTGGCAGTGAGTATCCACGGACGATTGCTGTTGAAGATCATGTGCCAAATTTCTGCTGCGCCATGCACAGTTTCTTCGCCAGTTTCCCATTCAATAGTGATCTCAGTGCCAGGTTGTTGTTCCATCACCGCTGTGTATTCCAAGCTGGCAAACAAACCTTCCCATGCTGCTGCAAAACTGTCGCCCTTGGCCATGCGCTCTTTGATAATGCGATCAGTCATGTGTTGTTTCAGCTGACCTATCACAGTTTCTGGGCCCATATTCATTGCACGAATAGCAGTGGGGTACAAACTGTTGATGTCCACGGATGCCACCCACTTGTGTATGCCTTTTTTAGGATATGCAACATACGCACCAGCTGCTTGTGTATCTTCGTCCACTAGTCGTTGCTTACGATTGGGCACAACCATACCTCGTTCGTGTGCTTCGTTAATGATGGCCTGTTCAGTCACTGCCACCGCACCCATTGTGGTTTGTAGCAACACAGTGTTGGCATGTGCCAGTTCGCTGGCTAGTTCTAAGAATCGCAACTTTTTATCCAGTTTGTTAACCAGCATGGTATCTTGCCGATTGTATTCAATAAACTTTTTAAAATGTTGATTGTACAGTTGATCCAGTGTACCTTCAAACTGTGTTTTACGTTCGCCCAGTTCATGTTCGCCAATGGCATCCAAGCTGTAGCTGTGTCGTTCTTCATAGGTGTACTTGCGATAAAGTTGCATATAGTCCATATGCACCCGGCCAATCAAATCATAAGTTTGATTCTCTGCGCCGTATCGTTCAAACATTCTGGGTTTGGGAAACTGTCCCCACAAACAAAACTTGCGTGTGTCGTCTTTGCTGAGGACACGAGTGCAACGATTGATGGTGTATGGTATGTCATAGCCTTCACTGTTCCAGCCAGTAAGCACGTCTGCATCTTCAATCACATCCAAGAATGTTTTGATCATGTCAGCTTCGTTATCAAACAATATGGTGTTTTCAAAATCAGCCACAAGTTCTTGTGCAGTAGCCCAACTCAATCCTGCTGGCGGCACTGCTAGTGTGATCAATTGATCCATCCAATCTAGATACACAGATATAGCTGTGATAGGATTGAAAGGATCTTCTACTGGAGAGAATCCGCGATCTTTGTCAAATGCAACTTCGATGTCAAAAAATGCTGTGTGTAGTTCAGGAGCATCTTGGTCTTTGTAATTTTCTTCAAGACATCGAAAGATTGGATTGATATCACTTTCGTAAAGATGTTTGCCCGACTGTACACGTACTTCTTTGCGGAATTCTTTGTTGTTGCGTGTGCTGAATCTGTTTACAGGTGTTCCGTATATGCTGCGGAATTTGCCCTTGGGATCGTCGTAGTAGAATATGTAATTGGCAGGATACTCTCGGTATTGCCTTTGACCATTGCGGCGTTCAACCACATGTATGCGATCGTGCTCACGATCAAATAGCGCATCAATATAACTCATTGTTCTCCGTTTATAGCCGGTGGGCTGTGATTCATGCTTGTAACGCAAGCGACTCGTGGATATATTTATCTGTTAACTTTTTCACTCAACGATTTGTCCATACTCTATTGAGAGTTGGAATTCCCGGAGGAGGATATACATATCCTAATTCGTGTGCTTTAACTATAGCTTCGTAATGGGCCAACAGATAATATTCTCCCAACTCCAATGCCCAATTCCCTAACAATTTTAAATTATGATCGCTGGCTTTTTTTAAACGATGCCAGTGTTGTTGTGTATCAAACTTTAACAATGTTTTTGCCATATCTAACATCACTGTCTCGCGTTCTATATGTGATTCAAATTGATCATAGCTGTCGTGGTCAACAAGATCATCTAATACATCAAACCCCCACGTTCGCAATTGTTTTACTGAATTTTTTGGCCCAAACAATATCCAAGGTCTTGGTAATCTTAATGCTCGTATAGTTTTTTCAGTAAACGTAATAGCATTATTGTCATCAAAATATGTTTCTACTATTATACTAAATTTAGATTGCATAATAATGTCGTCTAATTTTGCTGCCTCATCAAAATTTCTATAAGGAACAAGTGATTGGGCAATCTTGTGTTCTTCAGCAAATACAGAAGAATGATAGCGTTCAAATTGTACTTGAAATACTTGTGATGCTGTTAAATTTTTAAATTCTTCTTTAACATGATGTAAATTCATATTAAAAGAAATATAACCTTGATCAAATAAATTGCGTCGCAACAACTGATAAAACCAAGATTGCCGGATGACATCTATTCTATTTAAAAAACAATTAAATCCTTTATTTGGAACTACATTAGTTTCGTATTGCTGTTCGTGGTTGTTATAGTAAGTAGAATATATAGACGGATGTAATTGAACATGATACGGATCTACAACTTCATTATGATTTGGAAATACCGTGGTTGAAATAGTTATCCACGTTGGAATTTTGTTGTTATACAATAGATTTTCCAATTGAGGAGCATCTCCCTCCCACCATTCTATAACATAAGTTCCGATGGAGCGACGGCCATTGGTGCTGTGCTCACGAGGCTCCATATTTTTTTTAATGTCGTATTGCGTAGTATAAAACAGATCTCTAATATTGAATCCTGGATAGTAGTGCTGAACATTTAATGGAATACATTGCGGAAGCAAATACCTAGCTGCCACGTGTGCCTGGCGAAACAAATCAACATTACGTGCCAGATTGTTATAGTCCATGTCAAAGAGTCTTGCCCACAGTTTCTAAAATAGTTTCTAGCAATTCGTGATCTTGTTTGGCCTTGCCAAATTCAGCTTTGTGTGCCAATTTGATGGCCTTCTTCAACACAGCTGGTTTGATTTCCAATTCTTCTGCAATGGCCTTGATGGTGTCATTGAGGCCGCCTTGCAGTGTATCAATTTCATGCATGACTTGCATGCCTTCGTTGATGATTTGGACGAGTTTGATCTTTTGATCGCCGTTGAAAGTTTTGTCTGACATAATGTCTCCTGGTAAAATGCAAGTATAGTTGATATTGCAAACAAAGTCAATTGAAATGTGCTCACTTTGGAGAGTCACCGTAGCGAATGGCTCCTCTCCGGGCAGCAGCCGCCCCACACCTCGCAACGAATTGCGGTCCTAAGGAGTGTTCATCTAGCCAACAAACGGCGTTGGTTAGTAATTTCTATCACTCGTTCAATCAAGTGATTGCGTTGAGCAAATGCCACTTCATCCAGCATGCCATGGCGTATGTATTGACGATCAATGTAGTTTCGAATGTGTCGGATGTCATCTGCTGTGTTGGCAGTTTCCAGCATGACCTTGACTGTTTGCATAGTTTTGGCCACAGCACTTTCTTTGGTCGTTTGTTTGGCTTTTTTCTCCGGCGGCTCAGCCATCTTGTTATCTGCCCACTTACGCAGGTCGCCCACAGTCATATCAGTAGGAAACTTATTTTGTCTAAAAAACTTATGTGGGACAGTGGTACCATCTTTTAACTCCCGATCAGGGTATACATCTTTTAATAATGTTGTTTTGGGCATATTGATCATGTCGACTGCATTTTCTGCACCTGCAAAATGTGCTAGATATTTGTTGCCGTCGGTCAGTGGAACTTTGTTACGAAACAGCACATTAGTATAATATTTGTCAGCCACTCTCATGGTTTCATCTTGTAGCGCAGGATCGTTTTTATAATCCTCCCAGGTCTTGCCATACAGCTTGTCGCTGGGTTCGGCCAGTTTAACCAACCCGTTAAATGTGCTTGGCATGAATTGATATCTACCATATGCGCTGCTGCCTAGATTGTTAGCTTGTGAGTACGGATCCTTTGACCCTTTTGTTTCGGCTCGATTAGCAAATTTGTCACCAATCCATTCAATACCTTTTTTTACTGCTTTCTCAGCACCTTTTTCTAATTTTTCGGCACCTTGTACTGTTTTTGTAACAACATCCTTTGCTTTGTCCGCAGCAGCAGCAATACCAGTGATCTTAGGAGTAGGGGTGCCCACACGCTTGGGCAATACCACTGGCGGCTTTGGTTTACCAGTTGGAATAATCTCTTCGCCAGGATCCAATGAATCCGCAGCAGGTACCATTTCTGGAGATGCTTTGGCGGGTTGTGCTTTTTGCACTGGGGGTAATTTTTCAGCCATGGCAATCACTGCTGGGTCGACTGCTGTCATCCCATTTTGAGCTCGCCACCTGCCATCAGGCCCTTTGGTCAAAGGGCCTAGATCTTTATATTTGGTTTGGCTCCAGTCTGGTTGAACGACTGTTCCCGCTTGGTGCCCTGCCACTGGTGGATCATTGGGTATAGCAGATGGATGTGTTAAGTCGTATATTTTTCCACCAATATCCGGGAACACATCAAACACACTTGATCCAGTTGGTTTTGATTGAGCTGTAGAGGGCGGAGCAGCAGTTGGTACAACTGTAACTGGAGAGACTGGAGCAGCCACGGTTGGTACCGTCGGCGTTTGTATTTTTTTGGCTATCTTAGATAAACTATCACCGCGCTGCACCGGATAACTTGTGCCATCAGGCAAAATTAAAACTTGTCCAGGTTTGATAAGATTTGGATTGTTACCAATTACGTCTTGATTGTTTTGATAAATTTGGCTTACCAACTCAGGATCTACAGACTGATTTTCTTCTTCTAATGTGGGTGCTGCTGGTGCCCGTGGTGCTTTAGGTGCTGCCAATGCAGGTGACCTAGGCGACACTGGTGTTTCGCCTAGAGTAAATTTTTTTTGTGGTGCAAAGAAGTTGTCTAAGATCATTTTATTTTTCTTCTACGTAATCTTGATTGGGATCTGCAGGCCGACGGTTCTGGAACAGTCTGACTGCAATATCAGCATGTTCAACATTTGGGAATCGCGTGGGCAAGCTACGACCTTCGTGCCGTATTTCAAATCCGTTTTGTTCGTCGCCCCAGCATTCTAGTGTCTTGCCATTTTCCATGGTATAGGTTCTAACTGGTGCATTTTCTTGCATTGGCGCATGATCCCAGGGTTGTTTTGTAGCCGGCCCAGTTGGTCTTTTATTGGCTGGTGTGGTGGTGTTTTGTTGAACAGATTTGGTTATTTCGCTGTCATCAGGAAACCAACTGCCATTTTTGTACTTGGCTCCTGCGGCTTGTACAGCCATACTAGGAATGCTTAATACCGGAACCATACCTGTGCCAGCAATCATTGCACCAGGTGTATCTCCTAAATTTGCTCTGTTTATGGTAT